CCGTAGTACCTGTTGTGTCACGAATTGTTCCGGCCTTGACTGGTCCGGAAAAAGTAGTGGTTCCCATATTTTCCTCGTGTAGTAGCACATCCTCGTACCCTCTCTACTAAGTCTGCTAGGTCAGGCGGTACAAGTAAAATCCTAGTCCAAAGATTGTAAAGCAAACAGGGGGTCTTGCAACCCCCTGTTTTTACTGCATTAAGGCGTTCCGGGCGAGCCGAAAATGCCTCGTGGATCCGAGAATCCAAAGCTGTAACGCTCACGAGCCTTGTAGCGAACGTTGCCAGTGTCGAAGTCGCCTTCAAAACCAGTCTTCATCGATACACGCTGGAACATCTTCATGCCGTTCGGGGCGTCGGTCTTAACGAACCATGCGTCCGGATCGGTCAGGAAGTGGTTAACAGTGTAACCCTGGGGAACCATGCCCATGTTCTTGATCGCGTTGATGTCGTTGTCTGCCGTGCCAACACGGAGAGTGGACTTCATGATGCGGTCAGCCGTAAACATGAGTTCTTTCGGGATAATGAGCTTCAGACCTTGAACAGCGATCTTCAGGCCACGCTCATCGGTGAACGCAGCGATGTCGATCAATGCCTGCTCAAGCGAAGTCTCAGACAGGTCAGCCGGCGTGCTCAGCTCGTTACGCAGATCCGGGCCCGACAGGGTCGGGTGGTCGGTTGCGCAAAGAGGCTTGCCATCGCCACCGGTAGAGGTGGTGAAAGCACCGTTCAGAACGGCAGCTGCCTTGATCTGCTTGGTTTGTGCCATAGAACGGGCCAGAGCACGGGTATAACGAGCGGCCAGACGGTCGTACAGGTTGTCTTCCACTGCCTCTTCGGTCAGGGAGAAAGCCAGTGCGATGGTCTCGTGTGTGTAACGAGCCGTGTAGACTTCTTGCGCGGTGTCATACTGCACGCCGGCGCCTTCAGCCTTAACCGGGGCCGAGTCAAACCCAGACTCCATCACCTCTTCTTCAAACGCGCGGTCTGAAGATTCGACGCTGTAAATCTCAGCATGCTCATTCTCGTAGTTTTTGTACTCCAGACCAAACAGGGCGTTCAATCCAGGCTCAAGTTCTTTAACTAATTGTGCGCGGGTAATTGCCATGATTAGACTCCTGCAGTGCCCGTGCCACCTTTGTAGAGGTGGTTATTGGGAATGACGATTAGATTAGCGTAGGCAGATGCAACATCATCCTCACCGGAAACGGTGGACACGCCTACAACTTTCCACGGATAAGTTGCATTACCAGTTGCAGGAACATCTACCTGCTGACCAGATTGGCCAGTTGTAGTGCTACCAGCAGTGCTGGTTACCAGGTCAGCATTGCGACCAACGCAAGTTGCTGCTGCGATGCCGGAGCACTGCACCAGGAACTGGGCATTGGGATCGTCATTAACCAGAGCAACAATACCGTCCTGAGCAATTGAACCAGGATAATAGTTCTTCCAGGTTGGTTTGCCAGTCGTAGGATCTACGTAATAGCATCCTTGAAATACACCAACGACTGCTGCTCCTGCCGTTCCAAGTGCTAAATAACCTCCAGACAATTTTACGGAATCACCCTGAAAAATAGCGGTTCCGTAGTTGTTGGAAATCTTGTACTGCGTTAGGCCTTCGTTGTCGTAGTTGCTTCCAACTTTACCGACGGGACGAAAACCAAAGGCTTTATTAGTGTTAGCCATTTCAGTTTTCCTTAAAAGAGTTTATTCCTCGGCCTTTGGGCCACCGAAACTAACGTTAGACCGCCGACTGGGTTGATTAATTTTCATCGTCGAGTGAGCATTCGACTTCATCAACTCGTTGTCAACAGCCTGAAGTTGGTCATGTGTCCGTGAGCTGTAATACGCACGTCGCTCTTCTGCCGTCTCTTCAGGGATTCTCGCAAGCAACAGGCTTCCCACTCCAATCACACCAGAGTGTCGGCCGTCTTCTACCGAAGTCGATTGGAACTCGGGAAACTCGTCAGCACGGACAAGTTCATACCCTTCACGAATCTTGGCGGCCACATTACTGCGGTCGTCAAAACCGTTTGCTTCCTTTCTAATCCAACGGTGCCGGAATCCCGGAGGCGCAGGTGGCGCATCCAACTTTGAAGGAGGGGCCCAGGGCTTACGACGCGCAGTTGCCTCTCGTGTGACTGAGTTGCGGGCACTGCGATCCAATTTAGGTACACCTAAAGTTTTGTCGTCCATGAGTTACTCCTTTACGTATTTAGCGTATTCCTCAAGCGGAACACCTAGTCGTTTAGCGATCGCCACCTGACTCGGAGACAGTTTGACGGTCCTGCGTGCAACGTTATTTACCCCCGATGAACGGGAAGCAGGCGCAACCGTCTGCACGGGTCGGCTGGCTCTGGAATTCGTTTGCTGCACTGGTTGGCTCTCCTGAAACTTATGTGGAAAGGACTCCCGAATGCGGCGATTTAGCTCATCATAGTATTCATCTGACGTGGGGTCAAACTTTTCTATAGCTACTAGCTGAGCATGGATGCCCTGAGCAGCGTGAGTCATGGCCACATCCTTGCCGTACCACTCGTTTTGCTCGGCCCATTCCTCGGCTTTCGGGTCTACAAAGCCCTGTTGTTGGGGCTGCTGCTGTGGCGCCTGCTGAGCGTAATACTGCTGCTGGCGAGCAAAGTTTTCTTGCTGCTGCTTGGCAATTGCCACCTCCTGAGCGCGTCTGGCCTCGTCTCCCTGTACCTGACGCTGTTCCATCAAGATGCCGGTTAGACGTTCTTGGGCCTCGGTCTCGGTATCAATGTCACCTTCCTCGCGAGCCTTTTTAATAATCTGCTTAAGCGCGATTACCTGGGTCTCGATGCGATTTTTGGCCTCGCCCAGACGCTCGGTGTCCGTTTGGTGGAACCGGCGCTGCAGCTCTTGGGCCTGAGCCTGGACATTTCGAGCATATTCAATGGCTGCCTGCTCACGGCGCTGGGTTTCCCGCAGCCTTGCCGTCAGTTTGTCAATACGCTTTTTGACCTTGTCGCTATACTGGGTCAGCTCTTCCTCGTTGCCCTGATCAGCCTGTTTGGCAGGCTCGTCACTAGGGGTTTCTACTGATACTGGCGGTTCTTCGTCGGCAATTTTTGCCTCTGTGCCCTCGTCCGTATCCGTTAACTCCACGGTGGCGGGCTTTTCGTCCTCGCCTATCTTAAATTCTAGTTCTTGCTGGCTCATCAGACTCTCCTGTTACATGTGAAGGATGTCTTCCGGGTCGTTAATCACGCCCAGAATCTCATCGTCGTTCAAAATACGGATCTCACCGCCGTCAATCTGGATGCGAGAGCCCGCATAGCGGCCAAAGATGATCCAATCGCCCTCCACGCACCACGGTCCGCTGGGGAATTTGGATTCATCCTTGTAAGCTAGGTCGCCCACACGCAGTACGTAGCCACAAATCGTGCCTAGTTGCGTCTTTTTCTGCGTTTCCTCGGCAAGCACAATGCCGCCTTTGGTTTTTTCCGACCCACGGTAGGGAAGGATCGCGATCCGCCACCCAGTCGGCCTCGGAATGCGGTCCAAAATCCCGCCTTCCAGCTTTTCGGGGTTCAGATTGCCATCAGAGTCAAAGGCGTCATCCAGGCTCGGGCCTCTTGCGGCCTGCTCCTCTTGCCATTTGCGCTCTAACGCAGTTAATGGTTTTTCCACTGCTTCAGCTTCCAAGGGACTCTCCTTTAGGGTTAAAAATCATTTTTTTGAAATCGCTTCACGAGATCGCGAACCGATGCCTCAATTATTTTTAAGCCTTCCAGACGACCCATAAGGAAGCGATACCGCTCCATGTCCGACACGGTGCCGTTGAGCACCAGTGCCTCAGAGTCTTGTTGCAGTTTTCTAATTTCTTTTAGTACGGCTTCTGCAAATTCAAGCATGGTTTAATTCCATGGGATAGCAGACGGTTTTAGCCACCGTCTGAAAGGCTTACAAATCAATAGACTTTACACTTTTTTGACTTCATCACGGCGCCCTGGCCCCGTACTTTCACTTCGCCGCCGTGTTTATAACCGGCGTACTCATAGGCCTCGCCTTCGCGGGCTTCTTCAGGGACCGAATAGTACATTTCCTTAGCAAGCTTTTGATCATCACGGGCTGCTTTGGCCATGGTGGTCGAGATCTTTGACAAGAAGTCCTTTTCGCCCTCGATGCCGCGCTCCATCATCTTGCGCGACTTCTCAAGCTTTCCTTTTTCCCTTGCCGACGGGCGGCGATACGTAGCGGGCATGACTAGCTCCTAGTAAATTTTGGTTTTAACCTTGGCATCCTTGCGCAAGACTTCCATTACTGGGCCTTGCACCTTGCCACCTTTTTTCATTCCCTTGGGCTTATTGGACTTACCCGCCGTGCTCAAGGCAATGGCCACTGCCTGCTTTACGGCCTTTCCCTTGCTCTGGGGCTTGCTAGTTCCAATCGACCCGGTTTCCTTGTATTTGCGAACCATCTCCCCGATATTTCCAGAGATGGTCTTTTGGCTTGAGCCTTTTTTAAGCGGCATTTCGATTTCTCCGTTGTTGGCTTAGTAACATCATGTCTGCGCGCTCGCGGGCCACGTTTGCCCGAAGCTCGGCGATACCTTCCTGAGACGCGATCCGTGCCTGGTTGGCCTGCATGTTCGCAGCAATCTTCTCGCGATCGATCTGCTGCTGCTGTTGCTCTGCAGCAACATCTGCCTGGTCCTTCATCGCACGCTGCTGCAGCTCTTGCGCCTTCAGTGCAACGATCGGGTCCGGCTGACCACCGCCCATGAGCTGGTTCTGCATGTCGCGAACCTCTTGCATGAACTGAGCGCACTTGATGGCAACCATGCCTTCTTTCTGGATAGCCGAAACCATGCGGTCTGGGTCAGTGCCATAGGCCATAAAGAGTTCTGCCTCGACAGCCTCCTCTGACTTTAGCCTTACATGAGACAGGATGTGCTTTTGCAGCTCCATCGCGGCCATGGGATTGGCCTGGATCATAGGGGACAGGCCCATCATCAGGTGATTTACGATGTGAGCGTCATGCTGCTGGCCGGCAAAGGCCTTCAGTTGCATTCCGTCCATCACGTCGGCGTTCTCGCTTGCCGGATCCTTAGGCATCTGGTTGGACTGCGGCCGCAAAATGCCGTCGATGTCCCGTACGTTCATTGCCTGATAGACCCGGTAATAAGCCTCATACAAATTGTGCATCTGCGGTGCGCTCTGCGCGAGTTGCAGTTGCGTCTGAGCAAGGGTAATGCGCTGTGCTGTCGAGAAAATGTTGGGATCAGCGACAGGCAGGACTGCGACAAGGTCATCAAAGTCTTTTTTCTTAATGGACCGGTCTGCGCCCGGTACTGAATAGGGATACTCGTCTGGTAGATACTCGCCAAAGCCCTTGGCAAGCATTTCAAACTCTAGTTTTTGAGCGTAGTGCAGGCGTTTGTGGATGGCCGACATGACCATCGAGCCACGCTCAAGCAATGCCAGCGTCGTTCCGACTGCAGCCATCTGGTTGGCGTCGCCAACCTGCATGTCCGCAATGCTTGCCAGGCGTTTGCCCGCGTCAATCGTAAATCCAAGCAGCTGAAAGAGTGTTTGTGACGGCTCTTTGTACGGCAGCGGCATTAATGAAGCAGAAAGTTCCGCTCCGCCTGCGTCCATGTCGCGCCATTCGCCCGGCTGGATTGGATTATCGTCGTCCGAGATCCGCGCGCCCTTGGCTTTAAAGCCCGCCGGCAGATTATTGAGCGTTCCTGCGTCCAAAAGCTGACGCATTGCCATGGTTGCGGTCTTAGAAAGGCCGCCGATTAGGTGTACAAAGCCCAAGCCGTAC